ATTTAGAACAGAAGCTGATTTGCGATATTGGACAAGTGGGCTCGCTTTTGAACATATTACTGAACGAGGAGTTAATGCCACAAGCGCACTCGAAAACTGTGAAACCTCAGCTATTGGACGCGCTCTTGCGAATGCAGGTTACGCTACTAAAGGTAAGCGAGCTAGTCGAGAAGAAATGAGCAAAGTCGCTCAACCAAACAAGTATGAAAAAAAGGTTGAAAACTTCACCCGCGAGAAAGTACCAGTAGAGAAGCCGTCAGACCCGTGGACTATCGAGCAAAAGGAGATGCCTTTGCCGGTAGCCGATGCGGTTGCAGCGATTAACGATAATGTCGTGCCGGAAGAAGTGCCAATGTGCAAGCAACACAATAAGCCGATGATGCCTAGAACAGGCAACAAGAATGGCAAAGCATGGAAGCATTACAAGTGCGGCGGTAATTGGCCAGAAGTCTGCGAAGAAATCATTTGGATGGAAATAGACAAGTCAGGCCGTTGGGTAAAACAAAAGCCACGAACACCACAAGGAGAATTGAACTAATGGGCTACCTACGAATTACAAGACCAGATGGAACAGAAATTCTATTTGATGAAGATGATGAAATTACAATTTATGAAGTTTGCGATACTTGCAACAACCCTAGACCAAACTACGAGCTTACCAACGTGGGCGGACAGACCGATGCTGACGCTATTTGGGAATGCAAAGCTTGTCATGGGGTAAATAAGTCATGAAAGAGGATCTCTGGTATATCTATGAGTTTGATAATTGCTCATGCGATGATTGCGGCAGACCAGCTTCATGCGCGGTTTATCGCAAAGATAAAACAGACTTGTTTGCTCAAATATGCGGTAATTGTGATGAGGCTTGGCGTAAAAATGAGGGCTTGACGTATGGTGACTAATGGTCGTAGGCTACGGGGCAGGAGAACCGAGCATGTCGTTGCTAACTACTTTCGTGAGCGATGGGGAAGCGCAAGCGTAGTAAATAGTGGGGCATCTGGCAGCGATGTGCTCGGTACTCCCTTTGATATTGAGGTCAAGGCTAGAGCTGCATTTCAGCCAAAAGCATGGATTGACCAACAAAAGAAACGCGATGAGGGTAAATTAAAGTTTGTTGTAATGCGTTGTAATGGTCAAGGTGAAAACCCTGAAGATTATGTGTTTATAGCACGACTAGGTGACATGATGCCATTACTTGAAGAACAAAAAGACCCAGAACAGATAGTTCGCTGCGAGTGCGGCAAATGGATCATTAAAGGCGATGATTGTTGGGTATGTGAAGCGATAGGAGCGGGAAAATAATGGGTCACAATAGAAACCACGATTTAGCATTACGAGATGAGCATTACACGCCAAAATGGATATTTGAAACCCTTGGTATTCAGTTCGATTTGGATGTTGCTGCTCCAATAGCTTTAAGTTTAAGTAATGTGCCTGCCAAATATGCCTACAACGAGAAAGATAATGGCCTTGAAAAGGAGTGGTTTGGAAATGTATGGATGAACCCACCTTATTCGCAAATGACGCCGTGGGCTAATAAGTTTCGAGAGCATGGCAACGGAATTGCTTTATTGCCAGTGAGCCGTTCTAAATGGTTTAAAGCAATGTGGGAAGAAGCTGACGCGATTACATTGGCACCTTATAACTTGAAGTTTGATCGTGTTAATGAAAAGCCCAAAACTATTGCGTTTGCAACTATGTTCTTTGCCTTTGGTCAAGAGAATGCTAAAGCACTTAAAAAGTTTGAGGTCAAAGTTAGATAACCTGTGGATAACTTCCGACACGCCCGAACAAAGGGGGACAAATATGGCTCTGAACAGGACTTTTGTCTTAATGCTTGACAAGTATGGTACGCTAATGGCTAGAGCCCATCAGGGGCTCACCCCGAGCCGCTTGAAGCGGGTAGCTCGGGGGGTAGCCTGCGCTATTGGGATAGCTCTATGCAGTGCGGCGCCTGCAGGTCAGGCGACAACCAGCCAAACAGAATTAACTCCATTTCGCTACGCTTCATTCTTAACAAGCCAAGTAGAAGCTTCATGTCTATTTAAGATTGCATTAAAAGAAAGCAATGTGCGTTACAACGCGATAAATAGATCATCAGGAGCATCAGGTGCTTGGCAGTTTATGAACACACGAGTAAGAGATTTAAGTCCATTAGAACAGGTAGAATGGGCTATACGATATGCAGAAACACGCTATGGAACACCATGTAACGCATGGGAGTTCTGGAAAAGGAACTATTGGTGGTAATGGCTACTTATGAATTTAGATGCTGTGGTATTACACAAGAGATAACAGTAAGCATAAGAGAGCAATTACCTAAACCTAAATGCAGTGTATGTAATGGTGATATGGCTAGGATATACAGTACAACACCAGCTATATTCAAAGCTAAAGGCTTCTATTCAACTGATAACAAATGAGTAATGTAAAGCGTAAGCGTGAGTTAGGCTCACGTCAATGGAAGAAGCAACGTGAGTTAGTCTTTAGAACTAAGGGTCATGACTGTTACATCTGTGGTGAGTGGGCTGATGCAGTAGATCATGTGATTAGTGCGAAGCGTGGTGGTGGTTCGAACATAGAAAACTTAGAGCCAATATGTAAGCGATGTAATAGCAAGAAAGGGAGCCGTGAATACGGCGTTTTTTTAGGGCGCACGCCTACCCCCCCTGTCTTTTCTGATAATCCCTCTCCGGTCACGACCAGTCAGATTCATCACAGTCCGTTTAACACCGATCCGAGCCAGTCGTAGCCAATCGTGACCAATCAAGACCAATCGCCAAGGGGGCTAACAGAACCCCGTATTCACACTCCATTACACACAGGCAAAAGCCGCATGCAAGAGGTTGCAGATTTAGCTGACCTTTTAGAAATGCCTTTATTGCCGTGGCAGCGTTGGGTTCTTGATGATTATTTAAGTATTGGCGAAGATGGAAAGTTTCGGCGCAAGGTGGGCGGCCTGCTTATCGCTCGACAGAACGGAAAGACCCATCTTGCCCGAATGCTCATTTTGTGGAAGCTATTGCAAGGTGAAAAGGTGCTTGCAATGTCCTCTAATAGAAATATGGCCTTAGACACCTTTCAAAAGGTGGCAGGGCTATTTGAAGAATTCCCATTCTTAAAAGCACAGGTAAAGGCGATTAGATATGCTAACGGAACTGAAAAGATATTACTTAATAATGGCGGCCTTTACGAAGTCGCTGCTGCTACACGTGATGGCTCTCGCGGTAAGACTGTTGATTTTCTTTATATTGACGAGCTTAGAGAAATTAGCGAAGATGCATGGACTGCTGCTCGACCAACTACAAGAGCAAGACCTAACTCGCAGACTTTCACTACGTCTAACGCTGGTGATGCGTTCTCAACAGTTCTTAACGACATGCGCGAGCGGGCTTTCGACTATCCACCGCCGGAGTTCGCGTGGTATGAATACTCAGCTCCACAGTTTGCTAAAATTGACGACAGGAAAGCGTGGGCGCAAGCCAATCCTGCTTTGGGATATTTATTTGATGAAAGCGCCATTGCAGAATCCGTGGCTACTAACTCTGTCGAGAGTACTAGAACAGAAACGCTTTGCCAGTGGGTTGATTCGCTCGCATCGCCGTGGCCGAACGGATCATGGGAAGCAATCGGGGAAAAAGATTTAACTATTCGAGAGGGCGCTTACACTATCTTTGCTTTCGACAAGGCTCCGTCTGGCAGATTTGCCAGCCTTGTCGGGGGCTGGATAATGGAAGATGGTCGAATTGGCGTAGCCGTAATTCAGACTTGGGAAAATAGCGTTCAAGTAGATGATTTAAAGATAGCAGCTGATATTAAGGGTTGGATAGACAAGTTCAAACCTCGTTTAACCTGTTACGACAAATACGCAACTCAAACCATTGCAGATAGGCTTTCAAGGGCTGGAGTTATGGTCGAAGACGTATCCGGAGCGCAGTTCTATCAAGCATGTGGCGATCTGCTCGATAGTATTGTAAATATGCGCATGGCTCACCCAATGCAACCAGAATTAGACAAGCAAATGAATAACGTAGCTGCCAAAACCAACGATAGTGGCTGGCGTATCGTAAAACGTAAATCGGCTGGCGATGTATCGGCTCCTATTGCCCTAGCAATGGTCGTTCATCAGCTACTAAAGCCAATCGCAAAACCAGCAATTTATTCACTTGAATAATAGTTGAAAGTTCAACTATTCTGCTATACTTATACATATGGGTATATTTTCGCGTAAGACCACATCACCAGACACTTCATCGTCTAACTCGATCTTGGCGCAATATGCCCCTCAGATTATGGGGGAAAACCTCAATCAATTAGTTACATATATAACTCCAAGATTACAACGCAACGATGCTATGAAGTGCAGTGCATTAGCACGCGCACGCAATTTAATCTGCGGCACCGGCGCAACTATCCCAATGGCGTTATATCGTAAATCTACTGGAGAAGAATTAGGTTCTCCTGTATGGCTAGAACAACCATCATTAGCTCAGCCAAGATTTGTAACTATTAGCTGGACACTTGATTCGTTAATGCTTTATGGCGTTGCTTATTGGGAAGTTACAGAAGTTTATGAAGAAGATGGCAGACCTAAGCGATTTGAATGGGTTGCAAATACTCGCGTAACATTTGATTTAGATTTATACAACACCACTGTTAATCAGTATTACGTTGATGGTTTCCCACGGCCAATGTCCGGCATTGGTTCGCTAATTACCTTTCAAGGTTTTGATGAGGGAGTATTAGCTCGCGGATCACAAACAATTCAAGCAGCTTTAGATGTCCAGCGCGCAATGGCAGTCGCAGCAGCTACTCCATTTCCTACTGGCGTAATTAAAAACACTGGCGCAGACATGACGCCGCAAGAAGTTCAAGGAATTTTAGGTGCATGGAAGCGCGCACGCGATACACGCGGAACTGCATTTTTAACTGCAACTCTTGATTACACGCCAACTTCATATTCACCTAAAGACATGGTTTATGCAGAAAGTTTGCAATACCTTTCAACAGAGGTTGCACGTCTTTGCAATATCCCTGCTTATATGCTTTCAGCAGATATGAACAATTCTATGACTTACTCAAACGTCATGGACGAGAGAAAGCAATTCTTTGCTTATTCTCTTATGCCTTATCTTGATGCTATTGCAGCACGTTTATCTATGAACGACATTACTGCAAATGGCAATGAAGTTCGTTTTGAAGTTAATGATACTTTCTTGCGCACTGAACCATTAGAGCGTTTAGCGGCAATAGAGAAAATGCTACAACTCGACCTAATCACAGTAGAGCAAGCGCGTGAAATGGAAGAACTAACACCACAAGGAAATGACGAGGTTCGTTAATGGATAACAAAATCCTAACCTTTAGCGCGGATATTACCTGCGATGCAGAAAAGCGCACTATCTCTGGCAAAATCGTTCCTATTGGAACTGGCGAAGTCGGCAACACCAGCGCAGGTCGCGTAGTCTTTGAAGCTGGTTCGATTAAACTTCCAGAAGATCCTAAAAAAATTAAATTATTAAATCAGCACAATGTAAAAGAGCCTCTAGGCCGCGCACAATATATTACAGAAGCGGCAGATGGCCTTTATGCGTCTTTCAAAGTTTCTTCTTCAACTCGCGGTAGCGATGCGTTGCTACTTGCTTCAGAGGGCTTACAGGCAGGTTTATCTGTTGGCGTTTCTGTTGAGAAGTCATTTAATAAGGCTGGAGTGATGCACGTTACCGCAGCCGATTTGTTCGAAGTAAGTTTGGTTACCGAGCCAGCGTTTAAGTCTGCTCAGGTTACCGATGTCGCGGCATCAGAAGAAGCAGAAGTACCTGCTGATGAAGATGCAACCACACCTACAAAAGAAAGCGAGGAAACTGTGGAGAACACTCCAGAAGTTTCAGCAGCTCCAGAGGTAGAGGCAGCATCAGTAGAAGCCGCCGCACCAAAGGTAACTGCAATGGTTTATGCGCAAGAGCGCGTTAAGCCACTAACAGGCGCAGAATATCTTTCTGCAAACATCAAGGCAGCAATGGGAGATGACGAAGCACGCCGCACAGTTCGTGCAGCAGATGATTCAACATCAACCAACACTGGTCTAACACTTGCACCACACCTACAGACCTTTATCACCGACACATTCACTGGCCGCCCAGCGTTTGATGCGGTAACACGTCAGGCACTCACAGAATCAGGTATGTCTTTCACTGTGCCACGTATGTACATCAACAATGCAACACCAAACGTAGCGCCAACAGTGGCAGACACAAACGAGGGTTCTGCACCATCTGAGACAGGCATGACTTCAAGCTACGACACAGTAAACGTAAACAAGTTTGCTGGTTTACAGCGCGTTTCATGGGAACTAATTGACCGCTCATCACCAGCGTTCATGGATCTAATGATGGTAGAACTTCGTAAGGCTTACGAAAAGGCTACAGATGCAGCTCTTATCGCTGAATTGATTTCATCAGGTACCGCAGCAACAGGTGTTGCAGCAACCGCAGCTGGTTTGCAGTCATTTATTGCAACCGAAGGTGCAGCAGCTTACAAGGGAACAGGTGGCGATTTCGCTAACAAGCTAGTCGCTTCAACTGACCAATGGGCAGCTATCGCAGGTTACGCAGATACAACAGGCCGTGCGCTTTACTCAGCACAAGGCCCAACTTACAACGCATCTGGCGTGGCAGTAGCTTCATCAGTTCGCGGTGGAGTTTTAGGTACAGACCTAATCGTTGATCACAACATCACCGCTTCAGGTGTTGTAGATGATTCAGCATTTTTGATTGCACCAAGCAGCGTGTATGCGTGGGAGAGCCCAACTACGCAACTCCGAGTTAATGTGCTTACTTCAGGCGAAGTAGAAATCGCACTATACGGCTACCTAGCACTCTATGTAGCAAAGAGCGGCAAGGGCGTTCGCCGCTTTAACCTAGCTTAATAGCTAGAGCAGTTAAATCCGAGAGGGGCAGTTAGCCCTACTGCCCCTCATCGGTCATAAGAGAGGAAAGAGATGAGTTTAGCAACAGTTAGCGAATTACGCTCAGCACTTGGCGTTGGCTCACTCTACCCAGATGCCACTTTACAACAAGTATGCGATGCAGCAGACGATGTCTTGCTGCCTATGCTTTGGGCTAACAATTATTACAACATAGCGCATAGCAACGAAGCAACAACAGGCACACTTTACTTCCAAGAAGAAGTTACAGAGATTTTTTACGTTGGCCAAACAGTCGTTATTACTGGCAACGGATCTAAACACAATGGTAATAAAACCATTACCGCAGTAGGCACATATTCAATTACCTACGCAATTACAGGCAATAACAACACTCCAGCGCCTTATCACCCAGTTCAGCCTTTAGGCCAAGTAGCAGCAGACACTTACGTTGATTGGACACTAGACGCAGCAGTCCAAGAAGCTGCTTTAATGATAGCGGTTGATATTTGGCAAGCACGTCAGGTTTCATCTACTGGCGGTTCTTCACCAGACTTCACTCCATCTCCTTACAGAATGGGCAATAGCTTATTAGCTCGCGTTCGTGGCCTTATTGCTCACGCGCTCGACCCTAACTCAATGGTGGGCTGATGCCAACACCAGCGATAACTACACTTCGCACCACAATAGCAACTGCGCTTACAGATAACTCTAAGTGGCAGACTTTTGCGTTTCCGCCAGCAACAGTTTTGCCTAACTCTGTAATTGTGGGTTGGGATAGCCCAATGCTTGAAATGCAAAATAATCAATACAATGCAATTAGCCCGATGGCTAACTTTAGAATTTTAATGACTGTGCCTATTTTAGATAATCAGGGCAACCTAGCAGGGCTAGAAGAAATCATCACAGGAGTTTTTAACGCGCTAGCAGCTAGTTCGTTAAATGTAGCAGTTAATGAAGTATCAGAACCAAGCGTTATGGAATTGGCTTCTGGTGATTTATTGGCTGCTGAAATGTCCATCTCAATTCTCACATCATGGAGCTAACAATGGCAGATCTAGACGAGAACACGGCCTTTCTAATCAAGATCGGCCAAATACCAGCACCAGAAAAAGCAACACCAAAACCAGCCGCTAAGAAAGACGAGGAATAATAAATGGCTATTTTCCTAAACAACAAGGTAGGCGTTAAGGTAAATTCAGTTGATCTTAGCGACCACGTTACTTCTGTAACACTTAACCGCACATTCGATGAACTCGAAGTAACTGCTATGGGCGATACCGGCCACAAGTTCGTTAAGGGCTTGGAAGCATCATCAGTAACTATTGACTTCCTAAACGACACCGCAGCAGGTGAAGTTCTTGCAACTCTACAAGCTGCATGGGGAACCACAGTAGAAGTTAAGTTGCTACAAGATTCAGCATCAGCAGTTTCAGCAACAAACCCACTTTACACATTCAACGTGTTAGTAAATAACACGACAGACATTAACGGCGATGTAGCATCTGTCGGTATGCAGTCTGTAACTTGGAACGTGCAGGGTGCAACAACTGTTGCAACAACAGGCAGCTTCTAAATAGAAAGATAGGGCTATGGCAAAACTAAAGATAACCAGAACAGACGGAACTACAACAGAACACGAAATCACTCCAGCAGTGGAATACGCGTTCGAACAAACTAAGGGCAAAGGCTTCTTCAAGGCGCTACGCGATGACGAAAAGCAAGGCGATGTCTATTGGTTAGCTTGGGAATGTGTAAGACGTTCGGGTGAAACTGTTAAACCTTTCGGCATGGACTTTATTGAAACTTTAAAGTCAGTAGAGGTGCTAGAGAGCGACCCTTTAGGGTAGAGCGCGATTCCCTCACCTATTTCATCGCTAAGTTAGCGGTAGAAATGGGGGTCGCGCCTCAACATCTTATTGAGTTAGATCAGAAGATGTTACAGGCAATAGTGCAGGTATATAAGGAAAAGGCAAAGGCGGTAGAAGATGCTAAGCGCAGAACTAGACGGCGCCGTTGAGCTTCGCACCGCTATGCGTAAATTTACTCCAGACCTTGCTAATAACTTAGAGGCTTACATGGCTCACGCTTTACGCCCTATTGTTAGCAAGGCTAAGGGTAAAGTTCCTAATGAAGCTCCTTTGTCTACTTGGGCGCTTTACTCCCGTGAGAAAAAGGGAAGATTTCCGTTTTACAATTCAGCAGACATTAAGGCTGGCATCGAGGCATCTACCGAGCCAACAAAGCCAAATCGAAAAGGCTTTGCCTATGCAGCAGAAGTAGTCAATAGCACAGTCGTAGGTTCCATTATCGAAACCGCTGGCCGTAAGAACCCTAATGGTCGCAAGCAAGCGCAAAGAGGCGATACTTCACGCAAGTATTCACAGTCTGCAAACCCTTATGCTGGTAAGCAATTTATTGATGCTTTAGAGCCAATTTACAAGGTTCAGTCAAAGACACGCAAAGGCGCATCAGGCCGCCGTAAAATGAATGGCCGTTTAATCTTCAAAGCATGGGGCGAAGATCAGGGCAAGATATTAGGCAACATCTCAGGGGTTATAGATAGAACTATTCAAGAATTTCATAAGCGCACAGGTAATGTTCATGTGACCGCACAACGAAAGGTTAATAATGGCTAGATTTGATAGCAACGTTGCAATTCGAATTGGTGCCGATTTCGTTGGTATCCCAGCGTTTAAGAAAGCCGACACGGCGGTAGATAAACTTTACAAATCAACTAAGAAACTAGCTGCCGCATTTGGAGTTACCTTTTCTGCAGCTGCTATTGGTCGTTTTGGCGCTAGCGCAGTAAGAGAATTTGCTAACGCAGAACGCGAAGCACAAACCTTATTAGGCACAATGAAAAGCCTTAACTTGGCTTTTGCTGCTCCTGAATTAGGCGCATATCTTGATGACCTAGAAAGACTTACAGGCATCAACAGAGGCGAATTACAACCTGCCTTACAGAAGTTAGTCACTCAAACTGGATCAGTGGTCAAGGCTCAGGAAATTCTAAATACTGCGGTAAAGGTTTCATTCTCTGGCCTTATGGACGTATCTACTGCGGCTAATGCTCTTACTCAGGCTTATGTCGGTAACGTTAAAGGCTTGCGCCAATTTAACTTAGGTTTGACCAGCACCGAACTAAGCCTAATGACCTTTGACCAAATTCTTGCAAAGGTAGCAAACACCTATGATGGACAGTTTGCGGAAGCCCTAGATTCAACCACAGTTAAAATCAACAAGGTCAAGAATGCTAGCGAGAACCTTAAAGAATCTATTGGCGAGGGCTTAGTTAAAGCGTTCTCAGATTTAGCAGGTAATGGCGATATTGATCAAGCAACATCTAAGCTGGAGAAGTTTGGAGAACTTGCTGGCCGCATTATCGGCAACCTATTTACTCCAACTAAGGTTGGCGATTTCTATCTACCAATTCCTAACCTATTAAAGAAACCTACACAGAGCAGTTCTTTAGGTAGCCCTGCTTCATGGCGTGAAAAGAATGTGGCGCTAGCAAAGGCAGAAGCTAAGGCGGCTGCTAACGCCAAGAAGATAGAAGATGCAAAGTTATCAACCCTACGCAAACAAACTGCCGAAAAGCGCGCACAGGCGGCCGTTGATAAGGCTAATAAGGCTCTCTCAGCTGCTAATGCAATGTTTGATCCGCAGGGTATTCAAATAGCGGCTGCGCTTCAAGGCAACATCACTGCCGAGCAACGCGCTCGCCTAGAATTGATGCAAAAGATTTGGGAGCTTGAACAGGCTATCCAAGCTGGTAATACTGCCTTAATTGAAAAGCTAACCGCTCAACTCTTAGAACTCACCAAGCAGACCGAGCAGCTAAACAAGAATTTCCAAGCTCTAGAGAAAATTAACGATATATTAAATTTAATCGGCTATGGCCGTCAGTTATTTGATTTAGACAATTTAAGTTCGGCTTTGGCTTTATTAAATCAGATGACTGGTTCAACTTATACAGTTCAAACTTTTGCTTCGACAGTTCCACAGGATTTATATAAACCACTTCTTATTGACTTTGCTAACGCAGCAGCTGAGCAGGTTGTCGTGCCAGAAGTTAATATATCTATTGATGGCAACTTAAACGGGCTAATTGACGTGGTTGTCGATGGCTTACAAAACAAGAGCGCATCAGGTGTAGATACTCGCATCTTGCGTAACACAGGTGGGTTTAACTGGTGAGTTACCCAATAACACCGATAGTAACTATTGACTTTTCCAATGGTGCTACTTTTGGCTATTCATTTATTATCGGTGATCCTGCTTATGGCATTATTGGACAGAACGTATTAGCTGACCAAGCCTCGTATGTGGTTGATGTATCAAGCCAAATTAACCGCATTCAGACAAAAGGCGGCTATAACCTACTTCAGCAAACCTTTAACGCTACCGAAGCACAATTTCGCATTATTGACCCTAATGGCGATTTTAATCCTCAAAACCCATCTTCTCCTTATTTTGGCAAGTTGGTGCCATTACGCAAAATACGCTTCTCAGGACAATACGCAGGAACGGATTATTACCAGTTTTCAGGTTATATAACGAGCTATAACTATTCTTATCCTAAAGACCAAGAAATCGGTTATGTGGATATAACTGCGGTTGATGGTTTCCGCTTACTTAACTTGGTTGGTATCACAACGGTATCAGGTGCTAGCGCAGGGCAGACCACTGGCCAGCGCATTAACTCTATTCTTAATGAAGTGTCTTTTCCTAACACTATGCGCATTATTGAAAATGGCTCTAGCACAGTCCAAGCAGATCCAGCGACAGTCAGAACTGCCTTAGCCGCCATTCAAAACTGCGAATTCTCAGAGCAGGGAGCCTTTTACTTTGACGGCGAGGGTCAGGCCGTATTTAAGAGCCGTTTAACCCTAGAAGAATCTATCGGCGGAACTTTGACTACCTTTGCTAATGACGGCACAGGAATTGGCTATTTCAATATTAACCCTGCCTATGACGATAAGTTAATCATTAATCAAGCGACAGTTACTCGCGTAGGCGGAACCGCTCAAACTGCTTATGACGCAGACAGTATTAGCAAGTATTTCCCTCATTCAATTAACTACGACAACGTAGTAGTCGAAACCGATACAGAAGCCCTAAACATCGCTCAGGCTTATGTGGCTACTCGCAAGGAAACCAGCATTCGTATAGATGCCATTACCTTAGATTTGACCACTCCAGACTATGCGGCCGGGGTTTTGGCAGCTTTAGATATTGACTACTTCTCTAATGTCCGCATTAAGAACGTAGGACAAGACGGCACAGTTATAGACAAAACTTTACAAGTGGTAGGCGTATCCCATGACGTTACTCCTAACTCTTGGAAAACCACATTCACAACCTCAGAACCAATTATCGAGGCTTTCATCATAGGAAACGCCACTCACGGTATAATTGGTACTAGCATAATGACTTACTAGGAGCAATAGATGGCAACAGGATTTCCAGCAACAACGGGCGATGTCTTATCGGCATCTATGTATAACGGCCTAGTGGCTTACACTATCAACGAGCAGACAGGCACCAGCTACACACCAGTATTGACTGATCAATACCAAGTGCTGATTACACGATCTAACGCTTCTGCTTCGACCCTAACTATCCCGCTAAATAGCTCTGTGGCCTTTGCCACTGGCACAGTCATCACAGTGCTAAACAAGGGCGCTGGCGTGGTTACCATTTCGGGCGCTGGCGGCGTAACAGTTACCTCTGGCGGCGCTACTTCGGCTTCCCCTACTTTAGCTCAATATAAGAGCTGCGCTTTGATTAAGTTAGCAACCGATTCTTGGTATGTGGTGGGCGCAATTGCTTAACAATTTAATTGCGGTATTAGACGCTGGCGCTGGTGGTGCAGCAGGTTCATTTGAATCTATTGCTACTGTAACTACAAGTGGCGGAGTAAGCCAAGTAGATTTTAGCAGTATTCCATCTACTTATAAACACTTACAACTGCGTATCATGGCGCAACAAAATGGTCAAGGTTGGTATTTTTATAACAATACTGATACAACAGCTGCAAATTATGCAACACACTATTTAGAATCCTATGCTAATGGATCTGGTACTTTGACTATTGCAGCGGGTGGAACAACAACTAATTCGCTTTTTATGAACAATTCATCTTTTACAGATAAAAGCAATTTTCCAAACGTATGGGGAGCAATTATTATTGACATCCACGATTACGCATCCACTACTAAAAATAAGACAATGCGCTATTACGGGGCTTGGGATGCTAATAGTTCTGCCGCATATTCTTCTTGTGTTTCTTTAGGTAGTCAATTATGGAAAAGCACATCTGCAATCAATGCTTTAAGATGGCAAGGTTCTGGAATTACAAACGGATCTGTTTTCGCGCTATACGGAATTAAGGGAGCATAATGGCAGCAACTTACGAACCAATCGCTACCACTACGCTAGGCAGCGCAGCATCTTCAATTACCTTTAGCACTATTCCTGCTACTTATACTGATTTGAGA